TACGTGAACCTGGAGCTCGACCGGGCCAGCTGCCTGCACCGCTTCCGGGACGTATACGAGGCGCTGGGATGGAAGCCCGCGGGGCTGGGGAACATCGACATATGGAACCTGCGGGGGAAGGCCGTGCCGATGGACAAGCTCGCCCCGAAGCTGATACGGCGGGCGGTGAAGAAGAATTACGAGGCGGTCATCATCGACCCTATTTACAAGGTCATTACCGGCGACGAGAACAGCGCGGACCAGATGTCGAATTTCTGCAACCAGTTTGACAAGGTGTGCACGGAGCTGGGGTGCGCGGTCATTTACTGCCACCATCATTCCAAAGGAGCGCAGGGGGCGAAGCGCGCCATGGACCGGGCTTCCGGCTCCGGCGTGTTCTCCCGGGATCCCGACGCGCTGTTAGACTTGATTGGGCTGGAGCTGACGGACGAACTGTTGCGCCAGGAAGAGAACAAGGCCGGGTGCGCGGCATGCAAGAGGATGCTGGAACGGTACGGGTACGGGGAAAAGGCTGACGAGGATCTTGGCCAGGATGACTATTTCAGCGGAACGCAAATGGTTCAGTATTGCCGGAAGGTGATGCGTGACAAGGAGTTTGACGAACTGACGGATGAAATCGACAAGGCGTACAAGAAGGTCAGACAGCGCACGGCGTGGCGCATAGAGGGGACGCTAAGGGAGTTCCCGAAGTTTGAGCCGATTAACATGTGGTTCGACTACCCCGTCCACCGGGAGGACGAGTCCGGGGCGTTGAAGGACATCCAGACGGAGGCGGAACAACCGCCGTGGCAAAAGAAGGGAAAGCCGAAGAGTCCCGCGGAGAAGAAAAAGGAAAATCTGGAGAAGCTGAAAGAGGCGTTCGAGCAAAGCGACATGGACGGCACCGGGAAGGTGAAAATGTCCGACATAGGCGAGTACATGAACATAACCGTCAACACGGTAAAAAAATACGTGGACGAGTCGAAGGAATTCAGGCGGGATAACGGAATGGTGTCAAGGTGTCAAAAATGAAAATTGACACTTGACGGTCGGAGGTGTCAAAGTGTCAAAATGGTAATTTGACACCTGACAGTTAGAGTGTCAAAGTGTCAAAAGATAAAATTGACACCTTGACGGGGGTGTCAAAAAAGGGTGTCAAGGTGTCAAAACGTCATTTGACAGTGGTGTCAAAAAGGGTGTCAAGGTGTCAAAACAGTGATTTGACAGCTGACAGTGAGGTGTCAAAAAATGGGGTGTCAAATACCCCTCTAAAGAGGGGGTATTTGACACACACCCAATTTTGACGCCACACCTTTGGGCCGGGGGTGATAGGAGGGATTGACAGGTGGAGCTGACAAAGAGGAACGAACATGAAAGAGCGGAAGGGAGCGGATTATGATGGCGACTGAATTCTTCATGCCGATGGAACCGCCGACATGCACGCACCAGGAAAAGCGGGTGCATGTGGGGAAGGACAAGAAGCCGGTCTTTTACGAGCCGCAGGAACTGAAGAACGCCAGAGCAAAACTGGAGGCGCACCTGGCACGGCACAAGCCGGATGAAAGGTACGGGGGCGCGGTCGAGCTGGTGGCAACGTGGTGTTTCCCCAGAGGCAAACATAAAGACGGCGAGTACAGAACCTCGCGGCCGGACACCGACAACCTGCAGAAGCTTTTGAAGGACTGCATGACGCGCGTCGGATTCTGGAAGGATGACGCGCAGGTGTGCAGGGAAATCACGGAAAAGTTCTGGGCGGAGATACCCGGCATATATATCCGGGTCACGAAACTATGATGGGCTTTCGCGAGGCCGCCAGGTTGTTCGCCGACTGCTGGGGGCTGTACAAGAAATATTTCGGGGCGGACATGACGGACGCTGACTGGAACCGGCTCTGCAACGTGGAGGTGTACGGGCTGTGGGAGAAGTACCGGAGGGAGAAGTTCGCCAAGGAGCTCGTTCTTGACGTGGTGGACGAGATTGGGAAAATGCAGGGGTATAAAGAGGCGAGGAGGAAAGGTAATGGACGATAATAATGCGGATTTCGAGAGGGACAACACGAAATTTGTTGGACGCCGCCATGGCGCACAAGGGGCCGGTGCTACTGTCGGGGTATGACAACGATTTGTACAACGACCGACTGAAGGGATGGCACAGAGAAGAAACCGTGTGTTATTCGCAAACATGCAGCAAGAAGAGGGAAATATTGTGGATGAATTTTGAACCGGTGAAGCAGATGGGATTATTTGATTAAACAAGACGGAAAGGAGCCAGCCTCCGGCCGGGGCAAGGGTATACCGGGCTTCTTGGGAAGATGAAAATTATGGATGGAGAAGAGACAAGACGTGAAAAGGCAAGACAGCTTAGATATAAAAAGCCGATAGTCAAGAATTTGAATTTGTGGAGCATTCAGGAGGAATTGTCGGACATTCAGGAAGAATGCGAGAACGTCCACTGGTATTGTGACACGGACGAGGACACGTTGATTAACGCCCTGGATGGTGATGAGGACGAAGCATATGAGTTTAAGATGATGTTCGCGGATTTGTGCGCCGAATGCGACCAGATGCAGTCAGATTTAAACGAAGAATGGGTTCCAGATTGTTTTGACAAGTTTTTCGTGGCAGTAGGAGCCGGAGAGGACTTCGGGGGACTTCTCGGGTATGATGCTTACGAGGGTGATTATTTCGGGATATCTTGTACGGACGCATGGGCAGAGGACGAAAGCAAGAAAGCACTGAAGCGAATGACGAAGGATGAATTGATAGTGGCGGCCAGACAGTGTTTTCGTGTGTACCAATCGTTCATATCATTGCGGCATCGGTATGATTGTCTGAAAGCGGACATGGACATTTTAAAGGGACAAAACACGGGATACCTGCAGATGGTGAAACGGATAGAAGAGGTGTATGAAAAGGCCGAGAAGGAATCACTTGGATTTCGCTACAATATAACGTGTGAGCTGGATGAAATTTTGAACAATTTACCGCAGGAGGCATGGGTGCAATGAAAGACGGATTGAAGAGCAACCGCGAGCGGGCAGATGCGGTTCGCGTGAAAGGAGAAGGTCATGACGGAAAGGAAATTGTCAGAGGAACTAAAGTATTGTCTGGGAAAAAAGCATTGCGGGGAATGCCGACACTATGAAGAAGACACAGCCCTGACTTGCCCTGGATTACTGCAAAAGGCCTATGAAGTGATTAAGGGGTATGAGGACTTGGAGGAACAAGGACGGCTCTTGGTGATGGCGTACGAAGTGAAGAAATGCCGAATCGCAAAATGCCCAGAGCGCGAGTGCGCTTGTCAAAAGGCAAGAGAGTATAGCGTCCAAGAAGTATGGATTCGTCCAGAATTATTTGGAGACGGATTTTATCGGACAGAAGAAGAGGCGGAGCAGGCATTGGCAGAAATGGAGGAAGGAGCTTATGTTTGAAGAGGTAACAAAGTATTCGTTTAAATGCGAGTGTGGAAAAGAATTCGAGGTTAACGGGTATTGGTATAACCAGCTCGTTATGCACCACTACCTTGATTGCAAGTACGTCCTGCATCGTTTGGTGCATCACCAGGATAGGATTACAAGGAAGAATGTGAGGCGGATTTTAATGGATACCCTGATATGGATTCCTCTGGTCTTACTACAGATAGTTTGCTGGCCATATGAAATAGTGTGGAGAATTTGCTGTGGGTGTTGGGAGGTGAAGAAATGACGGAGAATGAAGTAATTGAAAAATTAAGTGGTTTGCGTTACAAAATTCGGCACGATTCATTTTGCAATAAAGTGTATAGTTCAGAGCTTGAAGCATTGGTTATCGCAGAGAAAGCATTGGAAGCACTTGAAAAGGTAAAGCGGTACCAGGAAATCGGCACAATTGAAGAGTGCCGCGAGGCAATGGAGAAGCAGAGAGGGAAGAAAGAGGTCTTGGAATCATATTGCGGGTTCGATATCTATGAATGCCCCGTTTGTGGGGCGGATGTGAATTGCAGAAACAAATACTGCCATAGATGTGGTCAAAAGTTGGAGGTGCAATCATGACAAGAGAAGGAGCGTTAAGGGTGGCTAAGCCGATACTGTTCAATACGGACATGGTACGGGCGATACTGGATAGGAGGAAGACGGTCACACGGCGGGCGGTGAGGTACAAGTACGACAATACCGAAATGAAGATGCGCACGGATAAGTATGGAACCCGGTTGATAGAGATTCAGAAAGACGTTGAGGGGGAGACGCACGGGAAGAACCCGGATGGCAGTACATGGCAAAAATTACGACCATACACAGAAAAGAACCCGCCGTATAAATACAATGACATCCTATACGTCCGGGAAACGTGGGCTAGGAAGGACGGGGAGGTCTATTATAGGGCGGATTATGCGCCGCATACCTGCGCGGTATGGACACCTCTTGATGGACACGGTTGGAAACCATCCATCCACATGCCAAAAGACGCGGCCAGGATCTTCCTTCGGGTGACGGATGTGCGGGTGGAACGGTTGCAGAAAATTACCGACGAACAAGCGGAAAAAGAAGGGTGCTTTGGATACCGCACGGAGGGAAAGTTCGTCGTGTCGCCTACGTTGCACTTCATGGAGACATGGGATGCCACAATCAAGAAGGGCGACATTGACAAGTATGGGTGGAAAGCGAATCCTTGGGTGTGGGTGATAGGGTTCGAAGTGATGGAAGTGGGGTAGATTGAGGAAAGGGGGAAATCATGGATAAAAGACCAAGTGAGACTATATCGGGGTTTTTGAATTTTCTTGAAACATCCGACCAGGAGTATGGTGCCGCTTATGCAGACGTTGGACGGGAGGACAGCAAGGTGCAGACATTCCTGCATGACATTGAGTTTGCCCAGAACAAGAACGAGAGAAACAAGATTTGCACGAAACCTCAACTTAGTCGTAAGGCGAGAAGAAAGGCGAAGGATAGGGCGATGTTATACGAGAACGTGCATAAGTTTTATGCGGATAAGCAGAACCAAAACTTCCTAAAGGCGTTGAGGCGGCTTCTGAACGAGCAGACAAGCGAGGAAAAGTATCTGTTCGGAAAAAGGGAGTTTAAGAACCGGGTGGAGTAGGCGGTTGTATATGATTTGTTGGATGAAAGGGGAGCGGAGCGGGTGGACAAGAAAAGACTGACGCAGTACAAGGCATTAGAACGGGAAAAGCGGAAGCTGCAAGCGGAGATTGGCAAGCTGTACGACAAGCTGGAAAACGTGCCAGTCGTGCTTGGGAAGGTGAAGGGCTCTTCCAAGGATTTCCCGTACATCGAGCAGCACGTGACGGTGCAGATGGCAGAACCGAGGACGGCTGACGAGAACGCCAGGAAGATTCTGGAGAAGAAAAAGCGGCTTCGCACGGTGGAAACGGAGCTGGAGGAAATTCGGACGTTCGTTGACGGGATTGAGGATGCCACGACGCGGCAGATTTTCGAAATGGCGTTCCTGGAGGGGAAGAAGCAAAGGGAGATAGGAGACGAGATTGGCTATAGTCGAAGTCGCATATCGCAAATAATAAGTGACGTGTTAAAGGATTAAGGGGGTCAAGAAATTTTTTGCAAATTTTTGAAAGATTAACACAATTAACATTTTAGGTGTGTTATAATCATCCTAGGCAACCAGGAGAAGCCGCTCCCGGTTGCCGCACCATAATAATCCTGAACACCGCAAAAAACGTTCCGAATAGCTCGGGGCGTTTTTTGTGTAATCTGCATATTGACAAATAAGAACAAATGTTCTATCATGGTATTGCACAAAAGAAATGTAAGAAATAGTTTGTGTTTTGTTGAAAGTTGTCAAAATATGGTATATGATAGAAAAGGTGGTGTTTTCTTATGGTTGGGATATAGGAGGATTATGGTATGGGAAGAAGAGTGGATTTTTATTCGATTTCATTTGTAAACGATGATGGTGTTGCTACGTCATATCCAGTGAAAGTCTTTTTTGAAGCTTTAAACGAACAAATATTACAAGGAAAAGAAAAAGGTGTTAAAAAAGTAAGACGTGTCGGCGAGTACTTTATTAAGTTGTTTTCGTATTACTATTCTCACAATAGAAAACAGCTAGTAATTCCATTTGGTAAGTTGAAAACGAACAAACCATATAGGAGCAATGAAAATGACCAGCTCGAGGAGATACCGGATCGATTATATGATATTAACTCTCTTGGGTTTGATGCTGATTATAGTGCAATTCTCTTTACGACCAATAAAGAAGGGCCAACAGTAGCGAATGTTGAAGAATATTTGAATACTTTTATACCTTCAAATATGAATCTTTCACTCAAAATTGAGCCAATCGTATATAATACTGGTATAGAAAAGGTGCGTAATGCGAGTTTGGTAAAAAGTATTACTTTAAGTCTTGATTTGGGATGCTCTTTGAATAATTTTTTCTTAAATGAAATAAACTTAAATAAAAATAAGGCGTTAATAAATGCTTTTTACACAATGGCAGAGAGTGCAAAAAATGATGGAAATAGCAAGACGTTAGCACTGACGTTGGGACTAGGAAAACATGGAAAAAAGGGAGACACGTTGAATTTAGATAGTATGTTATATTTGTTGGAACATATTAATATCGGTGAAGGCTTTGTGCGTGAAATAGAAGTAAAATATAAAGACGGAAGTTCTGAAAATGTGGACAAAGCTAAATTGAAAAATACTAATATGCTGCTGTCGTATCCTTGCAAATGTGAAAAGACGCAAGTTTCTCCAGAAGATTTGTTAAATAATATCAATAATGCTGTGGCGGATAAAGTGTTGATGATAACGAGGCATCTTAGAGAACACCATTCTAACATAAACACATATAATGGAAATGCAATTGAAATAGTAAAGAAATGGGACGATGGTGCAGAATAGAGAATTATTGGAAAAGGGATGGTTTTTAGTGAAAGATTTTATAGGTGATTTAGCGAGGAATATAAAGACTGAAATTTTGGTAGCGGCTTTTTCCTTGCTATTTTGGTTGGTAAATCCAGGAGGAATTATAAAGAAAGTGGATTTTCCAGCATACTTTTCACAGGATAGGCTGAATGGAATCGCTGCATTTTTTGCGATTACAATTGGTGTGTATATTACTATCGTTACGGTTTTGGCGACATCGGAAATCGGAATAAGTAAAGAGATGCTAAAGCGGCGTTTAGATAGACCATTGATTAATGTGATAATGGTCGGATTGACTGAAAATTTCGTATCCGTTGGTTTTTCGGTTTTTGCTCCTATGAATGTAAATACGAGTTTCATGCTGGTAGTATCCTTAATTATATCAGTCATATCATTTATAAAGTTTATCATTTTGTTAGTGATAATTTTTAAGAAAAATATGGAACAAATGGCTAAAGCGATAGAAGAAGAGGAAATGTACAAGAATGAAATGCTAACGTATGTGAAAGAAATTTCTCGCTATATTAGGAAAAACATTAAAGAGAATGAATTGTAAAATGAATTGTAAATTGATAAGAAGGTACCCCTTGTGGGTGCCTTTCTTTTGTGCAAAAACAAACTTAGCTTACTGTCCGACCCCCTGAAAGGTTTTCCCTCCTCCTCCATTTCAGGGGGCTTTTGATTGGATTTTTACGGGGAGGGACGAAGGGAGGTGTCGCGCGGTGGCGAAACTGACAGAGAAGCAGCGACGGTTCGTCGAGGAATACCTGGTTGACCTGAACGCGACACAAGCGGCCATCAGGGCGGGGTATTCGGTGCAGACGGCGGACGCGATTGGATGCGAGAACCTAACAAAACCTAATATCCAGGCCGAGATTTCCAAACGTATGGCTGAGCGGAGCAGGCGCACCGGGGTAAACCAGGACCGTATCGTCCTGGAGCTGGCCAAGCTTGCCTTTGTGAAGATGACCGACATCGTGGACGACCAAGGGAAAATCAAGGACGGCACGGTGGACGACGACCTTGCCTGCATCGAGTCCGTGAAATACAAGGAGTCGGCCAGCGAGACGGGGTCGAGCGTCGAGCGGGAGGTGAAGCTCGCGTCCAAGCTGAAAGCGTTGGAACTGCTTGGCAAGCACCTGGGGATGTGGAACGACAAGCTGGACGTGAACGTCGTGCGGCCGATTGTGATTTCCGGGAGTGATGACCTTGAAGACTAAGGCCAGGTCGAGATACAGCTCGCAGCATATTTTCGATTACCAGAAAAGAATCTTGTTCCCGGCACAATACACCCTGACCAGTTCGGGAAGGGTGGAGGTGAAGCTGCCGAAAGTGGTCGGCAAGGGGTACGGCACGTTCTGGCGGTGGAAAGGCAGGTACCGGGTCTGCAAAGGTTCCCGGGCATCCAAGAAATCAAAGACCACCGCGCTATGGTTCATCACCAACATGATGAAGTACCCGGACGCGAACGCCCTCGTGGTCAGAAAGACGTTTCGGACGCTGAAAGACTCGTGCTTCACGGAATTGAAGTGGGCAATCCACCGGCTGGGCGTTGACGCGTATTGGGATACCAAGGAAAGCCCGCTGGAAATGACTTACAAGCCGACGGGGCAGAAGATATACTTCCGTGGCCTGGATGACCCGTTGAAAGTCACGTCCATCACGGTCGACATAGGATGCTTGTGCTGGATGTGGATTGAGGAGGCATACGAAATCAGTTCCGAGGCTGATTTCAGCATGCTCGACGAGTCCATCCGTGGCGCGGTCCCGGAGGGGTCGCGGCTTTTCAAGCAAATCACCCTGACGTTTAACCCGTGGAACGAGCATCACTGGATGAAGAAGCGGTTTTTCGACAACCCGGACGACGAGACGCTCGCCATGACCACGAACTACACGTGCAACGAGTGGCTGGATGCCGCCGACCTGAAGGTTTTCGAGACCATGCGGAAACAGAACCCGAGACGTTACAAGGTGGCGGGGCTGGGAGACTGGGGCATCGTGGACGGCCTCGTTTATGAGAACTGGGAGGAGAAGTTATTCAGCCTGGAAGAGGTCAGGGCAATCAAGGGCGTTAAGTCAGTGTTCGGTCTTGATTTCGGTTACACGAACGACCCGAGCGCCTTGTTCTGCGGGCTTATCGACCAGGCAAGCAAGACGCTGTGGGTGTTTGACGAAATGTACAAGCCCGGCATGAGCAACGAGGCCATCGCCGGGGAGATTGCCCGGATGGGCTACGTCAAGGAAAAGATAACCGCCGACTCCGCAGAGCCGAAGAGCATCGACCGCTTGCGAGAACTCGGCGTGAAAGGCATCAGGAAAGCGCGGAAGGGCAAGGACAGCATAAACAACGGCATCGACTTCCTCCAGGACTACCACATCGTCGTGCATCCGTGCTGCGTTAATTTCCTGACGGAAATCGGAAACTACCAATGGGACACGGACACGAAGACCGGCAGGAAGTTGAACGTGCCGGTCGATGACTTCAACCACCTGATGGACGCGATGCGCTACGCGGTGGAAGATATCGCGAGGGGTGACGCGTTTAGCTTCGAATAGGCCCGGACGGGACAAACTTGGAAAGGGGTGCATTGACAGATGTTCAGCGACTTGATTAGCAGGCTGGTCATGAAAATCAGCAAGTTCATATGGCGGGGGCTGCACCCGAAGATGACCGACCAGCAGTTCCTGGAAAAGGAAATCGATAGGTGGAAACTGTCGCCGCAGAGAATCATGCAGATTAAGGGGTTTCTGTATTATGACAACGAGCACGACATCCTGAAGCGGAAAAGATCCGCGATAGGGGAGGACGGGAAGCTCCAGGAGGTGGAAAACCTGCCCAACAACCGGGTCGTTGACAACCAGTACGCGAAGATGGTCAACCAGAAGGCGAACTACTTGTTCGGGCAGCCGTTTTCGATGGAGTGCGGCAACGAGCGGTACGTGGAACTTTTGCAGGGTGTGTTCGACAAGCGGTTCATGCGCATGCTGAAAAACAGTGGCAAGGCCGTGTACAATGGCGGCATCGCATGGCTGTATCCCTGCTACACGGAGGACGGCGATTTCGTATTCCGTTTGTTCCCGGCCTACGAGGTGTTGCCGTTCTGGCGGGACAGCGAGCACACTATGCTTGATTTCGCGGTCAGGCTTTACCAGGTAGCGGGATACGAGGGGACAACGCCGAAAATCATTGAGAAGGTCGAGGTGTACGACCTGGAAGGTGTCCACAAGTTCACGCTTGAACACGGGAAACTCGTGCCGGATGCCGAAAAGGAGGAGGACGCGAATCTCCGTTATGTCACGACGGCGGGGGATGACGGAACGGTCCAGGGATTCAACTGGTCGAGGGTGCCGCTGATACCGCTGAAATGCAACGAGAACGAAATGCCGTTGCTGAAGCGTGTCAAGTCGCTGCAGGACGGCATCAACGTCATGCTGTCGGACTTCGAGAACAACATGCAGGAGGACGCGAGGAACACGATTCTCGTCCTGAAGAATTACGACGGTGAGAACCTGGGCGAGTTCCGACGCAACCTGGCCACCTACGGGGCGGTCAAGGTCCGTTATGACGAGTCGTCCAAGGGTGGCGTGGAGACGCTTGAAATCGCGGTGAACGCGGAGAACTACAAGGTCATTGTGGAAATTTTCAAAAAAGCCCTGATTGAGAATGCCATGGGCTACGATGCCAAGGACGACCGGCTCTCCGGCAACCCGAACCAGATGAACATCCAGTCCATGTATTCCGACATTGACATTGATGCCAACGAGACGGAGACGGAGTACCAGGCGGCGTTCGAAGAAATCCTTTGGTTTGTCAACGCGCATCTGGCCAATACGGACCAGGGCAATTTCGAGGGGGAGGAGGTCAAGGTTATCTTTAACCGCGACATCCTGATGAACGAGTCGGAAATCATTGACAACTGCCAGAAGTCTGTCGGCATCATATCCAACGAGACCATTATTGGGCAACACCCGTGGGTGGATGACCCGAAGGAAGAAATGGAGCGATTGGAGAAGCAGAAGGAAAAGGAGCTGGAAGAGCAGCGGCGGGCACAGGATAGGCTGTCATCGGAAACGGAACTTTGGAGGACAGGAAGGGAAGGGCTTGTTCAGGTACAGAGGGAGTATGAAAAAGCAGCAAAAGAGAAGGAGAAGCGCAGCAGTATTTATCAGGAACTGGAGAGGCGCTTTCTGGATGCACAGGCGGGGATACTTGCAAGGGAGCTGAAGGGAGGAAAGGCATGTCCTGTCTGCGGCGCCACGCATCATCCCATGCCGGCAGAAAATCAGGAGACTGTACCGGAGAAGGCCGAGCTG